GTGACGACCGGCTGTTCCATCTGGAACGCTTCCCCGTCGTACCATGCGACCCGTCCTGCTGCGGACTCGTGGTCGTGGTACAACCGTGGACTGACCTCGTACTTGAACCCGTCGCTGTCCGAAGGGCGACCTACGAGTTGATGGGACTCGAGGTCGAGTTGGTCGGAGTGGATCTCCTCCCATCTTGCCTGAGTCGGGATTCTCCGCGACTCGAACCACCCAGAGGGACAACCTTGGTCGCTCTCGGGCTGAGCCGAAGCCACCTTGCCCCTGTCAATCATCTCGTGGATGAGCCAGCGGTTGAGTTCCGCTTCGGACAGCGACTCCCACCCTTGAGGGAGAGAGTAGAGAGCCTCCTCGTAGGCCTCATCGGGCAGGACGACCTCGCCCTGACGGTTGCGTGGGTATAGGTTGTACTGACGCATCAGCGCAACTCCAATCTGCGAGGTGCATCGGGCACCTCACTCGGTGCCGACCGTGATACACGACGGGTCAAGCCTCAAGAGTTAGGGGCAGGCGTGTGTGTTTACGACCCGTCTGCGGGTCGTCACACCGCCGTTGCCCCTCGGACGGCTTGACGCGGCGTGTTACGGTCGGAGCAGCGAGTGAGTGGTCGGGTAGCCGACACTCCATAGGAGAGGCGCGGGCGCAGGATTGCGCCCTTGCGCCGAGCATTGGAGTTGTGTGTCGGCGGTCAGCCCGCCACTTAGCAGCCACCTACACGCACCGCACGAGTTGGCTTGGCCAACTCGATGAAGCGACACGCTCCCCTGTGCGCGGCAAGCTCGGCTTGCCCGCACGATATAAAGAGTGTCGGCTCCTGGAGCCGACTCATTATCAGGGAGCGTGGCACAAGGTGCGTCCTCGCCTCGATGATCGTGATCATCGAGGGAACCGTCAGCGTCTTACGCTGACGGCGAGGGGTGGCGTGTGCTTGCCTAGCTGTGACGGGGTGTACATATTGAGTGCCATATCACTTCCGCTCGATGCGGAAGTGATTGGATGGGTGGGTCTGGTGAGAACGGCTCGACATCACATGAGAATCGATCCTCGATTCCATGTGATGGGGAGCCGAGAGGCTCACCTGACCTACCCCATACTCAATGTGTACCTTGGTATACCTATACGTAGGCTTCGTGTCTGTATCTGGAAACTTTTGACCTCAGACACTCTGTTTCGGAGCTGTTTGGACGGCTCCGCTGTCGATGAGTCTAGTCACATGCTCCAAATCTATACAAGTCGTGATATGGTCACCGGTATGACAGCAGCAAAAGGTGATGAGATCGTATGTGGTAAGGATGGGTGTGATGAGGTCTTTATCAAGGATCATCACAATGCCAAGTACTGCAAGACCCATAGGACTCCACCTACGAGGAAGCGATATCGCTATCTGAGGGCTCAGGTTGTGAGTGATGGCTCTGATGAGCGGATATGTGCGTTGCCGAACTGTGATCGTGTGATCGTTGGGCGTAGGGCCAATGCGATCTATTGCTCGAGGGAGCACAGTGTCATGGCCGCACAGGAACGGGTGAGGGTCAGGAAGGTGGGGATTGCCAAGGCCAGGAACAAGGAGGTTGCCGGTGCTGAACCAGGGATCCATCTCAGACGGGGAGAGGTGTATGAGAGACTGTCTGAGACAGGGGATGGGCAACGGATAGCCGATGGGCTCGTCACTCAGGCTGCTATTGCCGAGATCTATGGTGTCACCCCCGCATCGGTGAACCGAGGCATGGAGGCGTGGTACTACCAGACCGAAATGGACAAGCAGCACGCTGAGTGGCGCAGACCACGACTCACCAGGGCCATGCTGCCGACCGAGTTGTGGCAGAGGCTCAGGAACCTTGGGTACAAGGAGGAGGGCACCGACGAGTTCAACGAGATCGTGGACTACCTGGTGCGGGCCTATGCCATGTTCTCGAGGAGGTACTTCACCCTTGAGGGTAAGAGGCCGATCATCGAGGACTTCCACCTCGAGTGGATCAGGCTCATCATCATATGCTTCGCCACCGGCTCCAAGCAGCTTGTCCTGTCACCGCCCCGACATGGCAAGTCGGAAACCCTGGTGCGGTTCTGTATCTGGCTCATCGTAATGGATCCCGAGTTCAGGATCATGTGGGTCGCTGCCAACACCGATGTCGCCAAGCTGATGTTGGGTGCCGTCAAGGATCACCTCGAGTCCAACGAGGAGCTCATACATGCCACCCTTCCACCAGGGGATCGGTACAAGCCAGGGTGGGGAACCAACAAGCCATGGTCGAACAAGGAGATCAAGGTTGCCCAACAGAAGCGTGTCGGGCAGAAGTCATCCTCGATGCTGGCGTTGGGGCGTACCTCCAAGATCCTCTCTCGTGATGTGGACGGCCTGATCGTTGATGACCTCGAGGACTTCGACACGACGAGGGAGGAGGGCCAGCGACGGTACTCACGCAACAAGCTGGCAGAGATCGGCACCCGTAAGGAGGAGCGCACCGGATGGGTGTACATCGGCTCCCGCCAGCACCCCGACGACATCCCGAACAACCTGATGGGTCGTGACGGTGTTGCATCGTGGCGTGTCCATGTCACTTCGGCGCATGAGGATTGTCAGCTCGATCCCGACATCATCGACAAGCATGACGGGAACGGATGCGTCCTGTTCCCCGCGGTCCGTTCCTATCGCTGGCTTCTCGAGAAGAAGGAGGAGATGGACGACCTCGGGATCCCTGGTGCCTACGAGATGCGCTACCTCAACAAGCCGATCCCCGAAACGGGCATCGTGTTCAAGATGGATGTCATCAGGGAGAAGGCTCTCAACAAGTCGCGGGGGTTGGGGATAGACCAGCTCGGTCCTGGTCGTCTTATCGCTGGCCTTGACCCAGCCCCCCGCGGCACCCAGGCAGCCTTCCTGTGGCATTGGGCAGACCCCACATTGTCGATGGTGGATCTCGAGACTCAGAAGGCGGGAGGCTTCGAGGGGGCCCATGAGCTCATGCGGAGATGGCACGCTGAGTACGGACTCGACCTGTGGGTGTACGAGGACAACATGTCCAAGGACGACTTCTTCCGTGATCCCCGCCTCAAGGAGATCTGTTACGAACTCGGCATCACGGTGCTCAAGCACACCACCGGCAAGAACAAGCACGACCCCGCCTACGGGATCTCCTCGATGGCCCCGCTCTACCATGATGGAACGATCGACCTACCCTACGGTGATGCGAACGCACGCCAGAAGGTGAACCTCCTTCTTCGCCAGCTTTCGCTCTGGACGACCGATGGGCTCAAGACCGGCAAGAACGCAAAAACCGACATCAAGATGGCTCAGTGGCTACCGTGGCCCAGGATGCTCAAGTGGATCCGTAATGACACGGTGCAACACAAGATTGTCAGCCAGCACGAATCAGCGTACCCTATGACTCGGACTCAAGATGGTCGAGTCCCATGGACAACGAAATACCCGAGGTAACGAGTGAGAGAGTTCAGGGAACTACGGGATCGTATCGACTCCCTCCGCAATCAGTACTCCCAACACGACCGTCGCCGCATCCGAGCCGTCATGAACGGTGGAGCCCAAGGAGTCCAGGCTGTTCTCGATTGGGGGCTTGAGGGCCCCGAGCAGGATCTCCGTGACCTTGGCGTTGATCTCCCCACTGCCAACTACATGCACTCGGGCCTCGAGCGGTTCGCACAGAAGGTCGGACGCGCACCGACACTCAAGACCGACATGATCCCCACCCGCGACACCAACTCGGCGCGCAAGCGTGCCGAGAAGCGGGCCCGCATCGTTCAGGGTTGGGACGACCTCGGACGCATGGAGTTGCAGTACCCACAGATCGGGCGATGGACGGCGGGCTACGGGTTCTCCGTCCAGGTCATCACCGAGCGCAACTTCGGTGGAGAGATGTATCCCGTTGCCGAGCTTCGTGATCCCTTCGACTGTTACCCAGGGTTCTTCGGGCCCGACCAGCAGCCGACCGAGATGGCGGTCATTCGCCGTATGCCGTATGCCAAGCTCAAGGCAATCCACCCCACCCTGTCATCGAAGATCCATCGTCGTGGTCGCGGTGGTGCCGTGATCCTCGATGCCTCCTCGTGGGAGTCAGGGCTCTCCCCCTCGAGTGCTGATGTAGAAGTATGTGAGTACTTCACACCGGAGGGCACCTATGTCGTGAGTCTCGATACCGAGGATGTGATCTCCTTCGTACCCAACCCGCTCAAGTCGGGGCCGGCGTTCGTGCTGACCAAGCGGTTCTCGTTCGATCAACTCCAGGGTCAGTACTTCCATGTGTTCGGAATCATGGCGATGATGGCCAAGCTCAACCTCCTGGCCATGATCGGAGCCGAGGACTCGACCTTCCGTGAAACGAATGTTCACGGTGAGATGACATCAGCCGAGTACGAGAAGGGCCGTGATGCCATCAACTTCTTCGAGGCAGGGTCACGGGTCGAGAAGCCAACGGGCGAGATCATCAACCAGACGCTCCAGGCCATCAATGTCCTCGAGCGGGAGTTCCGCATCGTGGGTGCATACGATGTCCAGCAGGACGGGATCTCTCCCAACTCCTTTGCCACCGGTGCCGGCATCGAGAAGCTGGCGGGGTCAGCAGACCTCAATGTGCGTGAGTACCAGACCGCCATCAAGCACTCATCGGAGCTTTGCGATCGCAAGCGACTCGAGTGGGAGGAGGCGATGCACCCCCACCGCAAGAAGCGGGTGTATTGGTACGAGGGCTCATCCGAGTTCGAGGAGTCCTATGTACCGTCAGAGGACATCGCCGGTGACTACCGCACCCGCCGCGTGTTCGGTGCCATGGCTACCTTCGATGAGACATCCAAGATCCTCGCTGGCCTCCAGCTCGTGGGTGCCAGGGCCATGGACATGCGTACCTTCCAGGAGAACATCGATGGTCTGGACAACCTGAGCCTGGTCAACGAGCGGATCATCCAAGACCAGGCCCGAGATGCGCTTCTGAGTTCGTTGGGTGCTCGCTCCCAGCAACAGGATCCATCGGCTGATATGGCACTCGTTGAGATCCTTGACACGCCAGGTTCTCACATCGAAGTCCTCAAGAAGTTCTTCACACCCCAAGAGCCACAGATGTCTCCAGAGGAGATGGCGATGGCACAGGCCGCGCAGATGGGCATGGGGGGTGTGGGCGGGCCACAAGGCCCACCAACGGGAGAAGGGGTAGGAGGCCCGACCTCGGTGCAGACTATCCTTGCCCAACTCGAGCAAGGTGGAAGCGGTGCTCAAACCGTTTCCCAAATCCAATAGGAGAGAGCCATGGCAGCAACAGGTAAGGTCACGATCGGTCGCTACGAGCGAATCCGTTGTGACAATTGCGGGGTGGAGTACAACCCCATCAAGGACAACGAGCGTCGGACGGTATGCCCAGGTTCGGGTTGCAAAGAGAAGGTGCCGGCACCTCCGTCAGCGACCAAGACCACCAAGACCAAGGCAACAGCCAAGGTAGAAGATGCTTCCTAAGCACATTGCGGTTCACGCAGCTGGGGCCGAAACGGTAACGGGTAACTCCGCAGCGGTCGCCGTGACATCCAAGGAGCTCGCCTTCGCGCTTCACTGTACGGCAGCAGCAGGCACCTCCCCGACCCTTGATGTAACCATCGAGTGGTCAGGAGATGGTGTGAACTTTGTTGATGCAGGAACGCCTGACGCTTTCGCCCAGCTCGTAGCAGCGGGCGATGAAGTGCTCGAGGTCACAGCCAAGGCTCGGTACTACCGAGTCGTGTGGACGATTACAGGGTCAGCGGGTCAGTCCTTCACCTTCGCGGTCATTGCTACGCACTTCGACATCTAGGAGTAACACATGGCACAAGGAGGACAGCGTGAACCGTCAAGACCAGCTGCGGTATCCGGGCCAGGTAGGTTCTCTGCTCGCACAGACGGGGGCCCTTCCGACTTGCGTACTGCGAACCTTGTCGCGCCAGGTGGAGATTATGGATCTCGACAAGAGATGGAAGCAGCCCAAGCAGCAGCTCCCGTACCCGCAGGTGGAGCTCCAGGCCCAAATCAATCGCCTCGACCAGCACAGGCTGGAGGAGGTGGTGTTTTCGGACCTACCCAAGTTCCGTCACAGCCCATCACAGCAGGAGCACCAGGAGCAGCTCCAGGCCCACCACTGACTGATCCACAGATGATCTTTCGTATCCTCGCGCGCAAGTGGCCTTCGGGCTACATCCTGGGGATGCTCAAAGACTGATGCCCACCACAGCAGAGCGCAACGAAGAAACGATCCAACGAGAACGGTTCCTTGGTGAATACCTTGGTTGGTCGCACACGCTGACTGAGCGTGATGCTCAGAACCTCGCGGGGATCCTTGGTGTCAATCCAGCCTTGGCTCCCGATACCGCGGCAGCACTCGTTGTGGGCGGGGTGAGTTGGGATGATCCGTTCCTGTCCGAGATCGCTGATGCTGACTTCCAGATCACGCAGGATTGGACACCCATGCACGCGGTGCGAGGCACTGTAAGGGGTGCCTTGACAGGGCTCGAGTCCTATTGGGATCACGGTGTCAACACACTGCTTCGTACCGGTGTTCGAGCTGCCCAAGGTGAGGACTTGTGGACAGCGTATCGGATCTCCAATCAGTCCTACCTCACCGAGATCACTCGTCAGGCTCGCATGGGGAACCCGATCCGTATGGGCTCGGGCTGGACATATGGCTCCGAGCAAGACCACCAACTCCCTGGGTACAGCACAGCACTGAGGTCTAAGTACGACGAGACACACGATCTGCGCGCCTCGATGAGCCATGCCTCGGCTCTCACCCAAGAGCGATACGGCGTTCCGATCACCGACAACATCCACGACCTCCACAACTCAACGCTGATCAACAAGACCTTCGGTGACCAGACCTACTCGGTACCAGCCTCGATGGGTCGAGCCCTTGCCATCACGGTGTTCCGTCCCGATACGACACCGTTCAATGTCGCATCGGGGCTTGCCGATCTCAGTTTCAGGATCTTCGCTGACCCGATCAACCGACCGGCATACGAGCTCGGCATGTGGGCGATGAACCGCAAAGCCATCTCACTGTCAACGGATGCACATGTGCGTGACCACATCCGCAGGCTCATGCAGGAGAACGAGAACATCTTTCATGAACCAGGTGCCGGCCCGAGCGGTCAGCTCGGAACCGCCTCAAGTGATTCAACGAACGCTGTTCCGCGTATCACCATGTATCCCGAGGCGATCGAGGCTGATTGGAACGGCCTTCTCAATCGTTACCACAACGCACCCGACGAGCTCCTTTTCCCTCCCGACAGGGTACCGGAAGGGGTACCGGCCCTTGACCCGCACCAGACCGCTGACCTGGGCTCCCCCTATCAGATCAACAACCTGACTGTCAGGGAGTTCGTTGACGAGATCAATGCGCGTGGTGGACTCAAGGCGTATGAGGATTATGTCCTCGAGCACGAACTCATCCACCAAAGAGTGCAGGGTGAGTCGATCCAGACTTGGAGGGAGAGTGGCAAAGACCACATCATCGCAAGGCACGATGACGCGTACTACGCACTCCAGGAGGCGAACGCAAGGCGTGTCCAGGATGGCCTCGACCCGATGGTTGACGAGTGGGGTGTTCGCCAGGTCGATGATGCTGGCAACCCCATCCCCATCACCGATGAGGAGGCTCAACTCATCGATGACTACACCAAAGCCCACGAGGAGTTCAAGCACGAAATCGTGTCGGTCAAGCGCGGTGACGAGATGGAAGCCGAGATCCTTGCGTGGAAGAACATGCTCGAGGACAACATGGAGGTTCATGTACTCAGGGCTGAGCATGAGGCAAAGGTCGGCATCAACGTCAAGTGGCGCAAGTGGCTCAAGCACACGCAAGCTGACGATTGGCTCATGGATCCCAAGAAGTCCGATGATGTCGTCAACTTCCTTGCGCGTGAGAAACGATGGGAACACCTGGCACGACGACTTCCCACTGTCAAGGACGACAGCATTATCACCGCATTACAGCACGCCAACACAGCCGAAGAAGTGCGTGAGATCCTCCGTCCATTGTTGGGCAGGGAGATCTACAAGACCCCAGGTCTTGGCCTCTCGAAGTACTCCGACCATCTCCAGATAGGTGTTCGCAATCCGACCGCGAGGCACTCGTTCGGCAACAACAAGGCAGTGCGCTCGATGCGCCTCGGGCTCAGGCGATACGGCGCACAGAGTCAGCCCATCGTGTTGTCGCTGATGGATCCATACGAAACCAAGCAGGCCGTGATCCAATGGATGCGAACGATCCGCGCCTCTGATGAGGAGATCCAGGCTGTTCTGTCGCAGATAACCATGGCTCATAGAACGAAGGACATGGGTGCTCTCACCGGAGCCAGGGACTCCATGTACAGGGTTCTCTCGAGGAAGCTCGCTGCCTCGGGCTATACCGAACCAGAGATCATGAAGATCCTTGAGCAGGTAGCCACCGATGAAGCATCGAACGCATCGTATTGGCTCAACTACGCAGCGTCACCCCAAGAGGTTCAGCGTATGCGTGATGTCGAGCTGTTCATGCAACAGAGGGTCGCTAATGAAACCATGGGTAATCCGACAGTCCCACTCATCTCGGCTGTCCACGAAGCGCAGTACACCAACACACGCCTCGTGGTGCCGAATCTCAGGGATACCCGCAGGGCCACGGCACACACGCGTGCCCTCAACATGCGGGTACATCGAGCCATCCCTGGGCTCAATCCAGAACGGATCGCAATTGGGTTCGAGTCAGGTATCGGGCTTCGAGCTCTCGACACGCTGCACAAGTATTGGCGTGACATCATGCTGTTGCGTATGGGCTGGCCGATCAGGGTGATCGGTGAGGAGTTGTTGCGTGGACATGCCTATGGCTACGGTGAATGGCTGACCCACCCAATGGACATCCTGGCTCAGATCAAGAACACCGATGGGCTTTACTCGCTGATGGGTGATGATCTCGTAGCCATGATCCGTCGCGATGGCCTCGGTGCTGGTGGCTGGCGTGAGTCCGACCAGATCTATGACATGTCTCGTCAGAATTGGACAGCTGCACGCCGAGGTCAGTCGGGCTATGAGCGAGGCGTGCTCACCGAACTTCTCCAGCTCAGAGGCTCTCGCGTGGCACGCATTGTGTCAGATGTCGGGGTTGATGAAGCACTTCGGATCTTGTCAGATCCCAACAATGAAGCTATGCGTGCCCTTCTCGTCAGCATCCAGAAGCGAGCGAAGCGGGGTTCCCTCCAGAGCAAGATCATCGTGGTGCGTGGCAACAGGTCGCGTGTCAACGAAGCGGTATTGCGTGAGCACCTCGAGTCTCTCGATGCCATGATCCACCAGCAGACCGGAGGCCGATGGATCGAGCGCACTTCCGAGCTGGATGCTGGAGGTCGCCCGATATTCAAGGATATGTGGGGGAACCAGATCCACGCACTCCAGGATCAGCACAAGCGTGCCGAGCTCCTCGAGATGGCAAAGCAGAGGGGGATAACGGGTCGCCATGGGATGAACAAAGATCAACTCGCATCAGCGATCCATGATGCTGACGGTACGCCAGATGTCGTCAGGCTCGCTACCGAACACCCCAATCGACAGTTCCATATCGTTGAGGAGGGGAACGGACAGCTCAGGCGTGCCATCTCTGACGGCACGCTCAATGATGAGCCCTTCCTTCTCGACAACATGAAGATAAGCGAGATCGCTGAACTCGAACCTCGGATCCTCAGTATCTACGATGAGCTTGGGGCTACACCGCCAGAGGTGGTGCGAACCATGATCGGTGGACTCGATGAGGTTGCCAAGAAGCAGTGGGTAGATCGTTTGTTCGAAGTGCTCATGCAGGTGCCTACTTCTCGTCTGGTGCGCCAGCCTCACTTCCTCACCCGCTACCTCGATCACACTGCCCGTATGTACCTCGGCTCCACCGTTGAGCAACGAGCGGTGATCGAAGCCATGGTGGAACAGAACAACATGGGAAGGGCATGGCAGCGTGCGCTGAAGAAACAGCTCGAGATCCATGGACTCAGGCAGCTACCAGGCGGGCCCCTCAACCTCGATGAGCTCGATAAGGGGCGATATGTCTATGCCAAGATCCGTGACCAGGCCGATACCGTCACCGATGAGCTGACTGAAGTTATCAAGGGTGTCGAAGGCCCAGATGAGGTGGCCGCGTACCTCAAGGGAATAGGGACTGATACTTCCGATTGGCAGCTGAAGCTCAACAACCTCCACATGATGGGGATGCTTCCCGAGAACCTGATCCCGTATGTCGATGAAGGCATCGTTCCCATGGTGTTCCCCGACTCAACTGACCTCGCGCGTCGTGGTGCCAATTGGCCGGCTACCCCAGGGCCAACCCCTCGTATGGTCCAGATTCACGACAACCTTCTCGATACCCGTTCCAGCGTGGATGCGATCGTTGCCAGGTACGGCGATGGGGTACAGCGCAGTGACCTCATGCAGAACTTCTACGAGCTCGAGCTCGTCAAGGAACACTTCGATGAACTCAACGAAGCAGCTCGAGTGTGGTTCGGAGATGATCCTGATGCCCTCGTGGTCAACAAGATCCACGACCTGGATGCACAGATCAAGCAGGTCGGTGACGATATCAGAACCATGGAAGGTGGTGGCTCCTTGCGGGGCCGTGGAGGTTCGGGTGACTCTGTACCCCCACCCGATGAGGTGGGCGGTGGGGGTGGCGTGCCTGAGCGTGACATGTCTTACTCGAGGCCGGTCATGGATTACGAGGAGATGGCGGGTGACTTCATCGAGAATCTCAAGTTCTACGATGAGGTGGGTCACGAGCTCGAGGAGGCGATACCGATAGCTCGTCGGATCCTCCAGGATGAGTACGGAGCTGAGCTCCTCGAGATGTACGGTGTCAAGAGCATTGACGAGATCCCTGAACGGGCACTTATCGATCATGCGTATCGTGTGGATGGCAACCACGAACTCGATGGTTCCGGCTGGATCTTCTCCCCCGATGTGGATGAATACCTGTTCTCTCCAGGCTTCCGTTCGCAGATGGAGGGGGCTGTCTACCCCGAATCGATCTTGCGTCACGGTAGGTCGTATGAAGAATGGGATTGGTTGGATGACTTCCGAACCGTATCGAACCATGCCCGCCGTGAGTTGCAGTGGTACCTCGATGCCAACGGCCTCGACCTCGTTGCTGAAGATGTGATCAAAGAGCTGCGTAGAGGCACCATGACGATCGATGATCTTCGCCCCGCAGCAGATATCCAGCGCACCAAGGCAGCATCACAGAACCTCTTGGTCAACAAGTACTACAACATGAGATCCGTCGTTGACGAGATCTACAAGGGGTCTGGCTCTCTGAGCGTATGGCAGCTCAACAACAAGCCCATCTCAAGGGCTGCTCAGAGGCGTATCAATTCGTTGGCCGGCGGTGATCGGGTTGAGTTCCTTCGTCAGTTCGACCAGGTGAAAACGCAGTTCGAAGCATCGGTGAAAGAGCTCGGTGTGGTTGAGGCTCACCGCACTGTGACGGGTGCCATCAACCCTCGTGGATACGCAGCCATCCAAGACTCCGCAGTTCTATATGAAGATCTCCTCGAGCTCAACGCACGCATTGACGATATCGCTGAACAGTTCGACCTTCGTGCAGCTTCTTGGGAAGTTCTCAGTGAGCAGCGAGAACACATCCTCATTACGAGGCAGACAGAGCACTACGATGAGCTCGGTAACGAGATCACTCCTCACTCACCAGAGAATGTCGCTCGCCTGGATCCAGAGGATATCGAAGCCCTCAACCGCATCCTCCTGTACATGGAATCCGAAGGCATGAACACAGACCTGTGGGCATGGCCCGCATCCATTCGGGGGCCACGCCATCAAGTCAGTGCGTGGGTATCGCCACAAGAGGTGCGTGAGCTCGAGTACCTGATGGACAATGCGATGCAGCTCAGGCGAGAGCTGCGTGGACGGACAGCCAACCGTGGCCCACTCCCTCCAGGTATCAAGAACGAACCGGCCTTTGTCGATGCCTACTACGGACACCGACTCGAGGCGTATCGTAAGTGGACACACCCCTGGTGGTCTGATGAGGTGACCGCCAAGATCCACTCCATGACGCTCGATGAACTCATCGAGGCATCGGGAGATGCCAGCACTCCAGCGGGCTTCTACCTCGGCCTCCCTCGAGATGTTCACCATTCGCTTCCACTTCTCGAGGGTGGTCGCCGTACTCCCATGATCGTAGACGAGATCGAAGATGCCTTCCTCCTTGGCGATGCGTCCTTCGTTGAGCACCTTCATGAGATAGTTGACCAAGTTGCCGACAACCCCTACCTGTGGGATCTCGCTAATGAGGCCGAGCTACAAGGAATACCTCGTGACGAATGGCCTCGTTTCTTCGAGGATCGAATGCAGGAGATCAGTCGGTACGCCGATAAGAAGATGTTCCACTCGGACTCCTTCGACTTTCCAGCCAACGAGATGGCTCACCACTCAACACTACGCATGGAGGTCTTGCGCCGACTTTCAGAGGGCGAGATCTCGATCGCTGATGTTGAGGAAGCCATAGGTAGATGGCATGTCAACCATTGGGGCGGGCTTGAGGACTACCGCTGGTTCGAGAACCCAGAACGAGCAGATCTGATACCAGAGGGGGAGCTCCCTGTGGCTGGCACCGTGGGTGGGCTCGACCGTCCTCGCAGGGTCAACGACCTCAATGCCACTTTCGGTGGGCTCGAGGCGCAGTTGCGCGGACAGGGCATATGGGAGGACTTCAAGTACACGCAACCCATCGACCGCCCTATCCCCGATGCTGAGGTCAACAGGCAATTCAACTCACAGCTTGAAGAAGGCAACTTTCTCCCTGAGATCAAGTACCCCCCAGGCACTCAGCCGATCCCGAGATACGAAGGAACGGGCTCATCTCAGAGCATACGGATGCAACCAGAGGGCATCTCCCTTGCTCGGCAGGGAGCGGGAGATGTAGGGGGAGCTCGTCGTATCCCGATCGAGGAAGCCGACCCGATGAACCCACACCTCGGAGGATGGCCAGATGCCGACGACCTCGAGGACGGTGATTGGCTGTTCCACGGTACACGCGCAAAGGACATCGATTCGTTCATCGGGCCCGACGGAGAGCTGATCATGGCTGTTGCCCAGGGTGACTTCCATCAGCTCGACCCCTCTTTCTCCTTCACCACTGACATTGGAGAGGCACACGACTACCGCACTCGTACTTTCGCTTCAGCACGAGTACGCAACCACACAGATGCCGGCCACATCATCAAGATCGATGCTGACTACATCAAAGGCTTGGGAGCACAGCAGGAAACGATGACCGAGTGGGCTCTCTACGGTCGTGATGGTGGGGAGTTCACGGTGCCAGCAGGCAAGTGGGGCTACTACGCCGAACATCCAGCCCATCAACTGAAGCTCGAAGCCGAGGCTATGACGCTCGAGGAGCTCCAGCACGAATGGCTGATCGCCAGCTCGGAGGTTGAGTGGGCTGAGATGGCAGCAGGAATCGGGGGCCCGATGGGGAGCGCACCCGAGCTCACACCACTGAGTATGGGAATGATCGATGATGAGATCAGGAGGCGTGCAGTTGCGCTGAGTGGGTATGAGGAACAACGACGGTTCATCATCGAGCTGGCTCGCAACGATGTTCGGCTCGGTAGGCAAGGTCATTATGTCTACCCATTCACCGGCTCATTCCTCGAGGATGACATTCTCTTTAAGAGGTTCTTCGGGTTCGAGAGCGGGTACGACGCAGACATCTATGAACTCGCACAAGGGATCTTCCCAACGCCGAAGCTGTCTGCATACGATTTACATATGGCCGAGGAAGCAGCAGCTCGGGGAGAAACGGTCTGGTACCAACCAGCGGTCGATGCGTACAACCAGGCACACGCTTCTCGCAAATCCTTCATCGAGAACTTCGATGACCTCCAGCGTCGAGTCCATGCTGCCGAGAAGCCAGGGAACTACGCCGATCTCACGCCTGAACAGCGGGCAGCGATGGACACAGGAGATTGGGAGACATTCTCGAGAGCGCGCGGCTACACCGAGGACGAGATCTCCGAGTTCGCCAAGTACCAGGAGTTCCTCGAGGGCACTGATCCCAATAAGGTGCAGTACCCACCGGGATACCACGAGGATCCTCTCATCAGGATGAACTCAGCAGAGGTGTACGAGCAGAAGATGAGAGAAGCAAAGAACATGGGCTACGACGAGAACAACCCCATGGGCATCAAGGATCCTATGGAGTACATCAGGTGGCACAGGAGCGGTGAGGCCGAGATGTACTTCTATGAGTCTGGTGCCTACCTCGAGGCTGATGGTGGGGATTGGTACCGCAAGGGAGCCGGCGGGAAGGGCAACGATGGTGGACGACACAAGGACTCGGTGCCTCATCCGTTCTCGAACCGCTCCCTCGGTGTGCTCACCCCTGAGCAGCAGCTCGTCAGCGACATCGACAGTGTTGCCAAGTCGCTAGCCATTGACGACACCAAGAAGCTGTTTTACGACCTCACCTCACGCTCGAACATCACCGATCAACTCCGATTCATCTTCCCCTTCGGTGATGCTTTCATCGAGCAGGTCGGGATATGGGCTCGAGCCATGACTCCGTTGGGAGATCAGGCCGGTCAAGCAATCAAGAATTGGCGTAAAGGTGATATCGCACTCCAGAACGCTCGCAAGTCGGGCTTCTTCTCTGAGGATGAGTTCGGCAACGAGGTATTCAATTGGCCTGGTGCTGGACTCATGGCTGACCTGTTCAGCCCTGGTTTGCCAGATGGGGTCGGCCTCTCAGCAACGATCCGTCCCGATCAGCTGATGATGATGAACTTCACGCCTCGAGGCCTTGGGCTCCCTGGTACCCATGGCTTCATTCAGGTGCCTGTCTCGATGGTGCAGAATGTCCTCGACAACTACCCGCCGCTTCGTGATGCGATCAATTGGTTCGTCTACGGTGACTACACAGCCAACCAAGCGCAGAGCCCCAACGATCTCATCGCCTCCCTTTCGCCAACCTATGGTCGTCGGCTTGTCGAAGCCTGGTTCGGGGATGAGTCGAAGCAGGCTTACGCCGATGAGATCAACGAGCGGATCGAGACTCTCTTGATGACCGGCGATCCCCAATACGGGCTTGACCCCGATCGGAGAGATCACACCATCGAGGATGCCAAGAAGTTCGGTTCGACCCTTGCATGGCTCCGGATCCTCGACGGCATAATCAGCCCAGGCCAGCCACGCTACGAACCGACCATCGCCATACAGCTCGATGAAACGGAGGATCCATTCTGGATGCAGGCAACAGCCTTGGCTCGTGAGTGGCGCGCAGCTCGTGAGTTCTTCGGTGATGACCACATCGCGGCTGGCTACATGCGTAACCGCTTTGGCATCGACCCGTTCGTTATGACGGGAGCTACTCGTGAGGTCGTCGCTCGCCCTTACGACAAGCAGGGCTACGACTACGCCATGACGCACCGTGACCTGTACCCCAAGATGGGGTCGTCCATGATGCTGTTCATACCGACAACGAACATGTCGGAGTTCTACCTCCCCGCCTACAACCGAGCCAAGAACGAGGGAGATCGGCAGACCCTCACTCCCGAGCAGACCATGGACATCCGTTCAAGAACAGCCGGCTACAACGCGCTCAACGCCATCGATGAGTTCTACAACGCTCAGGCCGTCGAGATCGATAGAGCCTTTGACTACGAACACAACAAGGGCTGGTCGCTCAACATGCAACGACTCGACCTTTGGCGCAATCAGCAACGCCTCGACATCTACGCGCAGTACCCACTGTCACGACCACAGAGCGAGATCGCTGGACTCGCTGGTAGGCCCACACCTCAGAACATCCTTGATGACTTCCTCACGGTGGGCACTCCAGGCACCGAGGCCAACGCCTTGGCACACGAGCTCCAGCCCGATATCGCTGAGTGGTCAGAGGAGGTCACTCGCATCTGGAAAGTAAACCTCGAGATGTCCACCTTTACTGATGCCCATTCACACTCGAGCACCTGGTGGCTCACCGGAGAAAGTACCGTCGCCCAGGCGATGAGGGACGAGGCAGTTGATCAGATCAACATTGCGACCACGGAGCTTGTGGCAAAGGCTGACCCTCTCCGTAAGGCCGAGCTCGAGAGTCAGATCGGTTGGTTCACCACTCGAGTACTCGAACCTCTCTTGAATGGATACAGCGGGTACGATGAACTATGGTTGCTTCGAACCGAGGTGCCTAAGATCCTTACGGAAGCAGAGATCAAGCAGCAATACCCTGAGTACTTCATATCTGATACGGTTGGAGCACCATGAGTCAAGTAATCGACAGGTTCCAAGAGAGGTTCGACCCACAACAGCGTGCCCTACTCTATGAGTTCCTGAGCCGTGTAATGCTTTCGCCCAACTACGGGGTCGGCACAGCAATGGATGTCCGACACTTGGCTCCGGTGATGCGTTTCGGACTCCAGCATGATGATGAGGCCAAGGAGTACATCCTTAGTCACCCCGAGGAGTTCACGGACAAATACGGTACGGTCTTTGAGCTCAATCGGAACAAGTGGATACAAAGCGCAGCTCAATACAACCTCATGCGCACAGGTGGAGACAAAGAGCACCAGGCTCGACAGGTCGCGCTCATGAAGGTAGGCCCACAAACTGATATCTCTGTGGATCCCGTGACTCACATGACATGGCAGGACGAGTACTTCGCTGCCTACAACGAAGCTCTCGACACGCTCCCTGACGGACCCACGAACTACGGTGGTGGGAATGTTCCAAACGAGATCCCGATTCGTATGATCATGAGGGACACCGCAAGGTACCTACCGTTCGAGGAGGAGTTGGGGTTCAATCCATACGGCATGGCTATTGGGTTAGCCACAGCTGCATTCATCATCTACGCATCAGGTGGCGTTGGTGCCTTCTTCTCTGCCCCACTGTCGATGCTCGGTGTAGCTACCGCTGCGATTCCAACTTCCGTGGTTACGGTAGCCGGTGCCTTGAGTGCTGCGAACTCTGGCGTGGCGTTGCTGAACGCGCTCGCCGGCACTGCCATCGCTGTGGCAGATCCCGAGGGACAGGGGGAGCTCAACGAGGAGGCAAAGCTCAAGGCTGACCTTCAGCTCCAGCAGAACGCGCTCCAGAAGATGAGCAAGGATTGGAGCTACATAGCCACCGGCGAGGAAGTTGAGCTCACTGAAGATGAGGTCGTGGATGCTCTCGCTGCGATCAACAACATGGATGTAGAGGCTATCGGCAACATCATCCATGAAACAATACCACCACCAACAGGGCCCGAGTATCCAGGCGGTGTGGGTGCTCAGAGCACCGGAGCGCAGAATCCGTACACCTATCAGCGCGGCATAGTCACCTCCGGTGGTGCACCCGATCTGCGTCAAGCTCAGCGCACGAACAACCCGACGGGCGGTAGTTCCTCAGACGAGGAGTGGGAGGGCTTCAAGACCGTAGATGAAGCGATCGCTTGGTGGGTCACGAACCACCCAACCGCTGACCTTGCCCAGATCCAGGCACTTGCCGAGGCCAACCCCGAGGGCTTCCTTGCCCAAGCCAACGCTGCCTTCTTCCAGATCGAGAACCCGCGCGTACCGTGGGTCGGTGAAGGAATACAGGGCTCGCCTATCAACCCGTCCATAACCGGCTACACATCGGATCGATGGCGGTACACCGAGGAGGACTTCTCGCGTACCGTGGACAACATGACACCAGGTCAGCTCGAGTCCTTCGTTGAGGAGGGGATCATGGCGGGGCTCCTTCCCGAGACATACCAAGGCACCGGCTTCCTTGATGAACTCATCACTTCCGCAATGGAATCGGTCATGTACTCAGCGAACCTTTCGGGGAAAACATGGCAGGAACAGCTGACATTGTTGGCCAACACCTGGCAGGACTACATGGAGGCCAAGGAAGCTGCGTCGGGTGCTGATGAGAGGAAGGCTCGAGGGTACGCCCTCGAGGACTTCGTTCCATCCAAGCCGTTCGTCGGACTCGATCCCGCAGCGATGAATCAATACTCCAAGACAGCCATGCGTACAGCACTTCGTCGTGACCCTGAACCATGGGAGATCGAGCTCATGAACGAGGAGCAGAAGCGTAATCGTGCTGATGCGTACAGCCAAGAGGTCGCGGCTGAGTTCGCTCAGTTCGAGGCCCAGGGTCGAGCGATAGAGTTCGATGAACCACAGCAGATCGAAGGTTCGTTCATTGATGTCGATGAGGACGCACGCTTTGCCGAGGACTTCGAGAAACGATACGAGGTGGAGCTCGATGAGGAACAAAGATCAGCGAAGATCCGACAGGATTCAGTCAATCTGTTCGGTGGACTCCGAAGCCTTGGCTCGTCAGTGGGGAGAGGCTGATGCCAGAACTCGTAGGTAGCCTTGATGAGCTCCTGGCAGCGATCAGGCTTGCCGAGTCAGGTTCGCTCCAAGGCAACTACGCAAACCGTGGCCCGATGGAGAACGGGAAGCAACCCTTCGGTGCCTACGGAATCCTCCAACCCAATTGGGAGGCTTGGGCAGCGATGTCGGGCCTCAAGGGTGCGAACATACACAGCCCACAGGCTCAAGATCTCGTAGCTGCGTCGGTGCTCAATGCCTACTACGACCGCTTCGGGTCTTGGGATCTCGCTGCGGTCGCCTGGTACGCAGGGCCGACCTCAGCCTCCAAGATGGTGATGCGTGGATGGAAGGGCATCGACTCGATCCAGAACCCACAGATCAAGGGATACCTCGACAAGGTGAGCAAGGGGCTCAAGGAGGCCCAGGATCCCGTCAACTCCAAGTACCTGACCAAGATCTCCCCTCGTCGGTTCACAGGCAAGAAGGGTGGTGGCTCGTGGATCATGCCTGTTGCTGGCGAGTCTGAGTGGAGCGGTGGCTCATGGATGCCCAACCAGCTCACACATCGTGGCCGCACCCATGGAGCCATCGACATCTATGCCCAGGAAGGAACCCCTATCGTGGCTCCCGTTGGTGGCAAGGTGATCTCGGTCAAGACCGGAGATATCGGTGGTCACACTGTCAAGATCCTTGGCGACGACGGCATCGAGTACTACATCGCTCACATGGCCGCGCCTTCGGTGCGAAGGGTGGGAGACAAGATACAAGCCGGTCACCACCTGGGCTATGTCGGTCGCTCGGGATCTGCCAAGAACACAAAGCCACACGCTCACTTCTCGATGAAGCAGCAAGGAAGGTCGATCAACCCTGTCTCTTACCTCCAGGGAGCCTCCACGACAGGCCTCGTCCCGAACTCAGAGGATGCCACGCTTGATGATGCTGGATCGGGGATCCGTAACAACCTCTCGGATTGGGCCAACTCACTATCGAACGCTCAAGCTGGCGGTCAGCGTAAACCGCTACCATCGATCGAGGAGGAGAAGGCCAACCGCCTCGCCAAGCTAGCGAAGGCAGATGAATTGGGGGCGATATGACCTCACCTGATTTCCCACTTCGGCACCCCGAAGCAGGGCTCACACAACCTGGTGGCAAGACCTATGCTGATATCGAGGGCATCGACCCACGCTCGGTTGACTACCCACTTCGACACCCACCCGAGGGCGACGGTCACGGTCATGGCGATGGTGGCGGTGGTAGCGGTGACACTGACCTCGAGGACGGTGACTACACCCAAGACGAGCTGACCCGATTCATCGGGCTACCTGGCAAGCCTGAGATCTGGAAGAACACAGACACCGGTGGCATGTACGCCGTGTACTACGTTCCTGGTGTTGAACCACCGATCCCGTTGCTCATGACCATCCCTACCGAGAAGGTGCTCAAGACCTACTTTGGAAACCAGGATGTGGAGTTCGACCGCGAGTACACCTCTGCTGAGATCGACAGTTACGGAGCGATCAGCTTCGGTGATGTCGGTGACATCGAGGACAACGAAGGTGACCCATGGGCTGGATTCGTCCAGAAGATGGATCGAGCTCGAGAGGTCATGCCGTGGCTCGAAGATCCAGAGGTGTTCTCCATCATCGGTGGTGCCTACCTCGAGGGCAGGCCGGTCGAGGATTGGGAACTCGCAGGCACCGAGTGGTATCAGATTCACAATGAGGCTGAACGCACATGGATGACACAGCTCGCACAGGATCCAGCCTCAGCTGCACAGTTCCTCAATGGCACACGGATCACCGTATCGGACTTCTTCCTCAACGCTGGTGCCGAGCTTCCCGATGCCGCGGTCATTGACTACATCGCCTTGCAGTACGCATCAGGGAAGTGGTCGGAGGGACAGACCAAGGAACAGATCTCTGTGTTCACCGGAGGTGGCGAGGGTTCCACACTCAACGAGGACTTCGATGCCTTCCTCAACGAAGGTGGCTACGCATCCACGGTGAACGCAACCGTTGGTATCGACCAGGTGCGTGACATGTTCCACACATGGCTCGGCCCTCTCTACACACCCGATGACTCCGTTATCTCTGAGTGGGCAGGCCGGTTCCGTGACGATCCCGAAGGGGCCCAGGGTCGGCTGACTGAGCACCTACGAAGCCAGCGTCTAGCCCTGTTCCCCTCTTACGCCGATGCCAACCTCACCTACCAGGACATCGCTGCACCATGGAAGGCCATGGCTCAGAACGCATGGGGCGTACCCGCTGACGACATGGACTCCGAGCTTCATGCGATCATCAACATGAACAACGCTACCGAAGCTCAGAAGGAGCTCAGGCGCATCGGTGCCACTCGTGGCTATGACCGGACGATCGCAGAGATGGCACAAGGCATAGACCAGGGCATGTCTCGAGGAGTGAGGGGAGCTGTATGACACCAGAAGAACTCAACATCATGTACGAGTGGATGCCCCAAGATGCGAGGGACGCATACAGGGATGCCTACATCGAGTACGGTGCCGACGCTGCGTGGGCTGCGGTACGCAAGGACGCGCGATACGCACAGTGGTTCCCAGGCAACCTCACGGAAGATGGCCGGCCACGCTACGCAGAGAATCAGTACGCAGCAGTGCGTCAGTCCTATCGGGATATCATCACGAGCGTAGGGCTCAACCCCGACATCTTCGAGGAACAGTTCACGAACCTGATCATTGGTGAGGTAGCACCCAACGAGTTCTCCAGCCGAGTGTTCGCTGTCTACGACCGCGTAGCGTCCGCATCTGAGGAGATCAAGGCTCGCTTCTCTGAGGCCAACCAGACACCCATCACCACTGAAGGCATCCTGGCCTCGGCACTCGATCCAGACATTGGCACGAAGATCCTCGAGGGTCAGATCGACTACGCAGAGATCGCTGGAGCCGGCGATGAGTTCGGGTTCAACCTCGACATGAACGCTGTTGATCGCCTGGTCGAGACAGGGATGAGACTCGATGAGGCTCGAGGGGTCTTTGGTCAGGCACGCCAGCTCGTTCCGATCCTCGACACTCTGGCTGCGAGACACAACGATCCCGAAGATGAGTTCGATATCAACGACTTCCTCGCTTCGGATATCTACAAGGATCCACGACAGTCGTACCGCATGAGAAGGCTCATCAACGCCGAGCGTGCTGAGTTCGGTGTGGGTGGCGCAGTAGTGGGTAACGCTGAGTCTTTGACAGGACTACGCCAAGCATGATATATTTCGATCACCGGAGGGCAGCTCGTCCTGAGCCCTCTGAGTATCACCCTTCGGGGTAGGGCAGACGTTGGAGTGGTAGAAGCCAGAGGCTTCCCCCTTCGTTTGTTCAAATCCTCTGGCACCGCCGAATATCAGACCGGCCTGATATTCAGGGATGCGGACTTGCCGAGTAGGAGACAACATGTCAGACATGGAAACCACCGAGGTACATCTCACCGATGACAGTGCGGGCCCGAAGCAACTTCGAGATGCTCTCAAGCGAGAGCAAGAGAAGAACGCTGCGCTCACTGCACAGGTCATGGAACAGATCTATGCCGAGGTCAATCTTGATGCAACGAAAGGCCTGGGCAAGGCAATCGCCAAGGAGTACAAGGGTGAGCCTACGAGAGAGGCACTGCTCGAGTACGCCAAGCAGGAGTACGAGTGGGAGCCACCGGAGGCACCCGAGAACCCCGTTGCTCCAGCGATCGCAGCTGGTCAGTCGGTCGTTGATCAGATGAATCAGGAATCCACATCAGTCATGCCACTCTCTGAGCAAGAACTGTTCAAGAAGGCTCAAGCCGAGGGTGATAGGCATACGACATCTCGCATCAAGGCCGATAGGGTCGCGAAGATGTTGGGTCGTCAGCCTGGTACATAGCCAGAAAGGGTCGGCCTAGTGCCAGACTATACAATTCCAAGTACACCGGTGTCGGGAGACATCGACTCTTATGATCTACCCCAATACCAGGGAGATCTGTACGATCTGATGCCTCAGAACACGCCCTTCCTGTCGATGGCAGGTGGGCTCCACGGTGGCAAGGCGATTGCCAGCCGTGAGTTCGTGTGGCAGGTTGAGGATGGAGAAGCCTCAGCTGCGGGCAATGTGGCGTTGGAGAACGCCGACCCCGCGGGTGATGTGATCCCCCGTCAGCAAGTCACGAATGTTGTGGAGATCCACCAGGAAGCTGTCGAGTTCGGGTACACGGCACAGGCCGTTGTCGAACAGCTCGCCACTGACTCGGCCAGGATCGAGGGCACGAACCCCGTTCGTAGCCCGATGCAGCACCAGATCGACAAGAAGGTTGGCAAGGTTGCTCGAGATGTTGAGCGTTCGTTCCTCAGTGGATCGCTCGTCAACCCCCCAAACAACCTCACTGCTCGTGAAACTCAGGGAATCCTGGGTGCCATCACGACGCACACGCTCGACTACACGGTAGGTACCTACACCTCGCTGCGGACGGCACTCAACGACTTGCTCGTTGGAATGTTCGACCCGACCAATGAGGCAGAGGTGGCACCGGCAGCCAACGAGGATGGCACATTCGTCATCTTCTGCAATGCTGCTCGGAAGGTGCAGATCTCCAATGACTACACCAACAGTGGTTTGCTCGCACCTCGCGATCGCACCATTGGTGGTGTCGCAGTGGACACGCTGCTCACGGACTTCGGCACCCTTCATGTGGTGCTCGACCGCTACATGCCAAGCAATGAGCTTCTCCTTGCTGACATGAGCGTGGTTCGTCCGTGTTACCTGCCGATCCCAGGCAAGGGTCTGTTCTTCATTGAGCCCCTCGCCAAGACGGGCTCGACGGACAAGGCGCAGCTGTACGGTGAGATCGGCCTCGAGTACGGCCCCGAGTCGTTCCACGGCAAGATCACGGCGATCACCTAAGCAGCGGAGCGAAGGAGGATGGGTGGGGCTTCGGCCCCACCCTGAATCCAACGAGAAAGGAGATCCCATGGGGATCCACACTCAATACAAGTTCCGTCACTATGGGGTTGATCCTGACTCGGGGATGCGTGCGTTGCTGTGGGCATCGGATGGGGAGAAAGCCTCCATCATGCCTCGCAGCGACGAGCTCATCCTTCCAGGTTCCGATCTCGAGCTCGAGGTCGTGCATAGTCAGTTGTGGACGCAGAACACGGTCGCTGACGAGGGCGAAAAGGACATCCTCGATGTCTACTTCGACGATGTGGCGGTTCGTACAACGCTCTACTTCTCGCTCCATAATGATGCTGCTATCACCGAGGCTGACACGATGGCGACCATCGGTACTGAGGTCACAGAAGGCGGGTACGCCCGTATCGCTGTGACCCGTGGTACCGACTGGTCTGATCCATCGGCTGCTGCCGGTACGACATCGACAACGAAGCAGTTCGCAGCCACGGCTACATGGACGCAGGCTCAGGCGTTGGTGTTGAACACGGCAGTAACGGGTACGGCAGGACTCCACATTGCGTGGGCGAACCTGTCTGTTGCTCGCAACCTTGTCAATGGCGACACGCTCGATGTTGACATGACCGTTGTGGCAGAAGGCGTATAACACCTGATTGGGGGCGCAAGCCCCCTTTCGGCTAGGAGTATCGTGACCCTGCCAACCGTCCATGTTGTCTACGCCGACCTGAGCGTTCAGTCAGTAGATGTCGCCCACCTCGACGATCTCACCACCACGGGGGTACAGGCTGTCCTGATGCGCTCCACAGACGGACGGAACCTCGGTGCCAGGATCGGCTACGATTGGTACGCACCCTGCTACATGGAGCGTCACAGCACCAAGTGGGGGAATGTCCTGGGGGTTGACGACAACGATTGGTCGTGGCGACCGAACGAGCCGGTCAGGTCAACCTACCGTGACCGCATCCCTCTCGGATGTACCCATGTGTGGCTGGAAGGCTCACAGGTATCCGACGCACAGTACGCCCGCATTGAGGCAAAGTACCGCAAGATGGTTGCTGAGGCGTTCTAGTGGCGTACTCACCCACAGCCCACATCGTTTCCGTCATCACGATGGACCATTCCTCCGGTCGGCAGAATGACGACACCACCGTAGACCTCGACATCACAGCGTGTATGTCGAACGGCACGCTGACCACGGTATGTGACGAGTGGAAGAACATCCTGTCGGGTCGGATCGGACTCGACTTGGGTGGAGGCACCATTGTAGCCGGCTCCCTGATTCGTGTTCGGGTGGATTCGTTTATGACAGGTGGCGACATCTACCTGTTGCCATACACCGATGCCAACTCTGTCTCCACGACGAACGAGATCAACGGTGGCGCAATCGCTGCCGACACATGGATTGAGTGGACGCTGACGCAGGCGTTCATTGACGACTTGTGGGTGGACGGGTCGGGCTATGCGTATGTCCGTATGGCTTCGGACGGTACCTCCAAGCCGAAGGTGTCTGAGGCTGAATCCGACCTAACGATTGACACATCCAACCACTACAACGAGACAGGGATAGGCACGCAACGCACGCCAGAACATGTCGAGTTCACGGTCACAGCAACCGATACCTACACCCCTGCTAGCACCGCTTATGACGAAACAGGTCTTACTGCCACCGTCAACCTGACGGCAACGATTACCGACTTGGCTTACGGCGACCTTTCCAATGCCATTGTTGACACATACCGTTTCCGTAACGATGACGGCAACGAGACAGGGGCGACTTGGCAAGCAGCACAAGTTATCTCTGTTGACCAGCGAACAGGCGGGTCGATCGGGTTGGAGGGGCGTGCGTTCCGCCTGCGGTTCAGCGTCAAACAGACCGGCAATAAAGGTGTTCGACTTACCCTCGGTCAGTACGAGTTGTTCTATCGAATCAACGGTGGGGCCTGGACTGTCTCTGAGTCTGGTGAAGGTGCGTGGGCAACCTACGGGTTTGCTGAGGGAACATTCACCAGCACCGAACAACTCACCGATACGGGCACCTTCGTTGCCGGTAAGTGGGTGTCAGAGGATGGTTCCTCATTGGCAGGACTCCCTCTCCTTGAAGTGGGGGAACGCACCGAACTTGAGTTCACCATATCTCTGGTTTCGAATAGTATTCCAGGCGTTGATGTTGGCGACACCGTTGATTTCACCGTCGGTCACGGCCTTTCCAACTCGTTCGTTCAGGTAGGTCAACAAGCGAGCACTACTGCGCTTGTGACCTATGACGAAACAGGATTGTCTGCCAACCTCGAGCTGTCGGCCACAGCAACCGATACGGCTGACTTCGCTGACTCCACCACCGTCGATGTCAACCTTTCCTCTGCCGTAACCGATGTTCTCCTCACACTCATCGAGCCTGTCTCTGCTACTGCTTCAAGCACTTGGAGTACCTTCACGGCAGATCTCGCCCACGACAACAACGACTCAACATATTGGTGGTCGTCGGGATTCGGGTACGACCAATGGATCTACTTCGATTTCGGTGATAGCAAGCGTGCGCTGCCCACCAAAATAGTGATTCGTCAGGACGACGCTCTCGACTATGTAGAAACACTCGACATTGAAGGGTCAAACGACGGTACGGGGTGGACAGCCGTAAATACCGGCATCTCGATGGCTTCGGGAGTCAACACCATTGACTCCGGTCTTGGCACCACCGAGTACCGATATTGGCGCATGTCGGGTGCTGGTGCTCGTGCGTATTGGTGGAAGTTTCACGAGATAGATTTCTACGGTGCGCTGAGGTCTGCCTACTCCGAGTCGGTAGTCGCCACCGTCAACCTGTCAGTCACAGCAACCGATACCTACACCCCAGGCTCTACTGCTTACGACGAGACAGGCCTATCGGTATCAGTCGAACTACAAGCCACTGAGACAGATGCGTTCGCTACCTCCGATTCGGTGACAGTGAATGTCGATCTGTCAGTCACCGGATCGGACATCGCTGCCCTGGCAGATAGCACCCAGGCCGATGTCGAGTTCTCTGTCACATCCAATGATGGGTTTGCTGCTGTCTCGACAGGGCTTGCCACGACCGTCGAGTTCTCGGTCACCTCGAACGACGATCTCTCGGTTGGTGATTCCGTCACGGTCAACCTTGAGCTCTCCGCAACCGGAACTGAGAGCGCGAACTTCGCTGACTCCGTAAGCGTCGATGTTGAGTTCTCCGTCAGCGCAACTGACACCTACCAGGGGGCCAACGCATACAACGAAACAGGACTTTCGGTATCCGTAGACCTGTCAGCTTCCAGCGTCGATTCTTGGGCCACTCAGGACTCGCTGACAGCATCCCTCGAGCTGTCTGCTACCGGATCGGACAGCCTCGCAGCCACAGATTCAGGCACCGCCACCGTCAATCTCTCTGTAACGGCCTCAGACGGGCTTGCCTACCAAGACTCGTTGACCGTCACGGTGGAGTTGGTAGTCCTCCCAACAGACACCCTTACAGGTGTGGACTCCATCGCAGCCAACCTCACCGTGGCGGTCACGGGTACTGACAATGCGACCTTCACGGAGTCAACAAGCGTCGATGTCGAGTTCTCTGTCTCGGCAACGGACGATCTCACCACCCCGAGCAATCAGTACGATGAGACAGGGCTCACCGTATCCGTCGAGCTGACTAGCACAGCCACCTCGGTCGCAACCTACGCTGACCCGACATCCGTAGATCTTGAGCTCTCGGTCACCAGCACAGACAGTCAACCGTTCAGCGATAGCGTCACAGCCACCGTGAACCTGAGCGTCACAGCCACCGAACTGCTTGCGCTCACTGAGTCAACGACCACGAACCTGTCCTTGGCAGGGACGGCAACGGATATGGGTTCGTTCCTTGATGGTGGCGTGGTAATGGTGAACCTCTTGACCGCAGGAGCCGACACCCTCTATGCCACCGATAGTGGTGTCGCGAACCTCGAGCTCTCAACGAGTAGATCTGACTCGTGGTGGTCAACTGCCATTGACTCGAGCAGAGGGCTCGGTGGCACAGCCGAGCGCGTGGGGGTAGGTGCTGCGGTCAGTGCTGTTGTGCCTGGACTGACCACGACAGCAGGACAGATGGGAGTAAGTACGGTATCGTCAGAGAGCGGCGAAACCCAGGATGACACAGAACTTGGGAGAACAGAATGATCCACATCAAACAAGGTGATCGCAGGCCGGTTGCCGACATCACCATCACTCGGGGGAGTGCCGGTACCCCCGTTGATCTCAGCCTCGCCTCGAGCGTGACATTCAAGATGCGCTACCGCAATCGTAAGACCCTCAAGGTCAACTCGGCAGCGGTCATAACCAATGCCGTGGCCGGCGAGGTCGAGTATCGTTGGGCATCAGGAGACACCGACACTCCAGGCATGTATGTCGCTGAATGGGAGGTGTTGTGGAACGATGGCACTACCGAGACATTCCCGACCCTCAACACGGATATCGTCCGCATCGGTGGGGATCTGGATAACTCATGACGACACTCAATGAACTACGCCAGGAGCTCGAGGATCTCTACCTCGAGCCCACATCCGAGGAAACACCAGGTACCACGCTGACGGGTGACATCACCAGCGGTGCTCTCAGCTTCTCGATCACCCCTGACATCTTGTCACCCGATGAGCTGGCGTTCATCGAAGCCGGTAGGTTGCTTGAGCTCGACAACGAGCTGGTTCGCGTCACCTCTTTCGATGCCTCGACCTACCTGGTCAACTGCAAGCGAGGCGTGCGAGGATCTGAGGCCGTGGCTCATACGGCTGCTGACTGTGAAGTGCGGATCCCGACGCGCTGGCCCAGGCACCGGATGATCAAGACATTGCGTTCGGCCATCATTGGGCTTTGGCAACCGTTGTTCGCTACCAGGAACGAACTCTCCACCGTTGAGTCAGCACCATGGGTACCACTCCCGCTCAACACGGTACGCATCCTCGATGTCAAGATGGAGCGACCGGCTGGTTCTCGAGGGTTCGGATCCTTCGATCGATGGCGTTCGATACCCTTCGAGTTCTTCCCTGAGCATCCACTCGACCCGAACCAGGCATCGGTACAGTTGGCTGCGGTGCCGTATCCGAGTCAGCTTGTACGCATCCAATACGGTGTACGCATCGAACCGCCGGCGGGAGATGATGACACCATCGAGGATCTCCCTTCCGAGTATGAGCCCATCGTCCTCGCGGCCTCGGCTGCCAAGCTGCTTGCCGGTGTCGATATCGACGCTCAGACCCAGGAGACACTGACCCAACAGATCAGGCTGCAAGGCTTCCCCGTTGGGTCGGGTACCTCCATCAGTAATGCGTTGCTCGGGTTCTCGGAGTTCCTCACCGACAAGCACAACAAAGAGATCACTGCTCGATACAAGCGCAAGATCGCAAGGCGTAAGGCAGGCATCTGGTAATGGTCGCAGTACCTAACGTCGGCTCAGTCGAACGACCCGTAGCCCATGGCTATGACGGGCAGATCGACAACATCCTGATCCGACTCGGTGTCTCTCCCGATACCCCTCTCGAGGATGTGACAGCGGATGCGACAGCGCAGCGGTTAGACACAAGCGAAGGCGCAGAGGACATGCGCGACGAAGTGGGGCAACGCTATTCAAGGACAGTTCTCGAGGGAGGCGCAGGGTTAGATTTTCTTCACACCCCTCGCCGCCCCGAGGACGCGCCCATACGATATTGGGATAGCAAGGGCGTTGATGTGTTCTCAGCCAACAAGGGTGAGATCTATCGGGCCAAGCTCATGCGTCGTATGGATCCTGAGAGTGTGGGCTCCACAGTGCTTGATGTGGCACAAGTGGATGACACCGTGTACTACCTCACCACTGCCGGTTTGTACGAGGACGGGGTAGGACTCAGGGTTGCGCTCACCTCACCGACCAAGATGGTTGCGCTTGGCAACAGCCTGTATGTATCGGACTCCTCGGGTGTTGGGCGCATCGACCCTCCCACCTGGTCACGCACAGCTG